ATCAGGAGCAAGGATCGACGGAGAGGGACCCGCTGACCTTTCTAAATCGCCCAGTTACCCGCCCTCGATGTTCAGGGCGTATTCCTTGAGCACCACCCCGTTTTCCTGCTTTCCCTTTGCATGCGGCGGACACCAGACGCTCCCAACGTAGCGCCCGAACAGTGGCTTCTCTTCGGTGTAGTGCTTCCAGTGGCCTCGACACAGGTGCCACGCCAGTTCCCTGCCGGTCGGGTCGGCCTTTTCGTCGTACCTCAACATCTTCTTCAACGGGTCGATGTCGAGAGTGTGATAGCGAAGCCTCGGTTGCTTCTGACGACGCAGCCACTTTTCGGCAGGATTCATGTCAGGGCGTTCTATGACCCGCGTCTGCCGTCGGCAATTAAGCAGAGACAGGCACAGAATCGGTAGGAGGTGCCAGCCGTATGGGCGCAATGCTGGCGTTGCCCATGCAAGATCCTCTTCGCTTGCTCCGCTCCACATCCTGCCAACCGGAACAACACTGCATCCGTCAAACGCACCAACCGCATCAAGGTTTAGCCGCACGTCGAAATGCACTCGATACGCACGCCCTCCGATGCACTGAAACGTCGACACGGAAATCAGCCGATCATTTTGCTGGCGACACCACATTCCCATTTGCATGTGATCGGAATCGGTGAACTCCAGAAACACGCTCGGAAATGGCGTTCTTAGCCGACCCGAGAGTGAGCGAGCAGTCAGATCAAACTCAATGTTTTTGTCTCCGAGTCCCGTTAAGTGCCTGAGTGGAAGCACTAGATTTTCCACATCGATGCAAACTGTTTTCTCGAACTCAGAGCGATTTTCGCCGAACCGCTCCTCGAAACAGTCCACCGTCATCAACACCCGGTGCGCCATTCGCAACATGGTCACACCCCCGCCTTCGTTGTCGCCGAGATGAATTCGCGCGTCTCGGGATTGAGCATCTTGAATTTGTTGCTGCCAAGCGGTGCGACGTGCCAGCCGTCAGACGTGACGAAACGAGTATCGATTGCCTCGAAATTGGGCGCGCCGCCGAACTCATTCCAGCATTCGACCGTGTGCTCGGTGCCATCGTCCGCAACGACAGGCACCCGCAGTTCGAGCAGGTCACACGGCTTTTCGCCGTCGCGAATCGCTGAAGCGTGCGACGAGAACTCAAGCCACCGCCGATTGACCTCGGGATCGGTGAATGCGACGACCGGCGAATCCTGGTCGACGCTGAAATCCGCGTACCCGAGGGCCTTGGCCCATTGGGTGAAAGCGAGACCGACAGCCCAACCGCAACCATTCCAGTTCATGTTCATCTCCCACAGATTGCCAAACTTGCCAAACCACACACCGCGCCAAACGCACACAGTCGCGTTCTACGGGGCTTCGGCTGTACGGACGGCCAATCGGTCGTCCTCGGGCCTCATCGCCACGCAGGCGCAACTACGCTTTGCGACGCGACCGTTCCCGTTGCTCGATCCGCTCCGCGTTGCGATCCGGCCTCGAATCAAGAAAGGCGAATTCGACCGGCGCGAACTCGGCCCCGCATCTCCGGCAGTGGTACGACCCGCGTTCGAGTTTGTAGGCGTCGGTCCGTGGTCCGCATTGTGGGCACTTGGGGGCGACCGGCTTCGGGTTGGCCGACATCCGCACTTGGTCAACCTCGCCACCGCAGCCCGAGCACAGGCCGCCGACGTTGTCCCGCTTGCCTTTGCAGATGCCGCAGAAAATGTAGTTTCTTGGTTCCACGTCTTACCCCCTGAGGCGCACGCGCCCGTTGACGATGTTGCAAACATGCCCGCGCGAGACATCAAACACGCGGGCTATCTCAGCGAGCGACTGACCCTCGGTGCTCATGCGGCGGATTGCTCGCACCTGCTGATTCGTGAGCGTCGCGCGTCGGCTGTCCTCGCCGCGCAGGTGTTCGAGGTAGATGGCTCGGGTCATTGCTCCACATCGCTTTCCACTCGACGACCCAACGGCCAGTTCCCCGACCTGTCGCGGATTTCCTGCTCGCGATCCTCCGAACGCTCCACCCTTGCCTGCCACTCGGCTACCAGTTCACGCAGCGGCCTTGCCTGCGCCTTATCCATCGGCGAACGGTACTTTTCCAACTCGTCAATCGTGGGGGATGATTCCAACTCGCTCACCCGCTCCCGCAGCCGCTCGATCTCGGCTTGCAGTTCAGAACGCTCCGCGATGGCGCTCTCGGCACGGGCGAGCCATCCAGCTTGCCGCTCGCCTTGATTGTGCAGTTCGACCAGCGGGCCGGACGGCGGCAGGGGGAATCGATTGTGGAACGCCACACGTTCCGCTTCCCGTTGCTCAGGCGTCATGCTCACATTGCACCCCCGATCTTGTTGAACCCCGGCCACCGCTCACCCGTCCACAGGTCTACCGGCCAGCTATCCCCCCGCAAATACAGCGGGTGTTTCGGGCTGCCGTTCTGGTTCTTCCCGAGACAGCAAATGGGGACGCCGTTGACGTGCTTGTGCCGACGCAACATCGCGTAGCAGTCCGCGACGTGTGCAGGCTCCCGATTCTCCGCATGCGTTCCCCACGCGCAGACCACAAGGCCCGCATGCACGCCGACGACTTGCTCGATCCAACCGACGTTCGCCTCGCCCACCGGATCGTCGACCGCGTACAGCGCCTTCGGGTCGGTGCTCCGATACGCGAACAGGTTGAGCATGACGAACCGGCCCGCGCCCCACGCCTTCGCGAAGTTGATGCACCGCGTGACCGTGGGGTCGTTGTTCGTCTCGTCGGCGGTTGACGGGTTGAGGCCGATGAACGCCACGAGTGGCTTCGATGGTTCCCACTCGCGGTACAGCGTGTAGCGGTACGTCCGGTCGGGCGAGAAGATTGTTCCGATCACGAGGCACCTCGCACGCCAAGTCGCTCGTTGGCCCACGCGACTACCTCAGCCAGCGGTTGCCAGCCAATGTTGATCGGGGACTGCCGGTCCCGGTGGATGGTCACCCACCAAAGCGAATCCTCGGGTGAGCCACGTTCGAGCACAGCGAACACGCCGTCGTGCAGCCGCGTGAAACACGGGCCTTGTGGCGTCCAGCCATCAGGCGTTGCGATGTCGTCGTTCATCACCGAATCTCCGCTCACGAGGCCACCGCCTTTCTCACAGTCACCACCCACACGAACGGGTCCAAGTCGAACAGGCTGCCGCCGATCTTCTCCCGCAGAGCACACCTCGACTCATTCCGATCCTCTCTCCGACCACCAGACGAGAACGCCATGTGACTCGGGATCGGAACACCCATTGCCATCGCCATCGCTTCCGTGATCTTCGACACCCGCATCACGTCCACCGCTTCGACGACGATCCGCTCGCGGGCGTATCGCTCCGGCATCTGCGTGGCTGGTCGCCACTTGCGGTTCTCGCCGTCCGGCCCTTCTGGCTCGTTCAGGAAGTCGTCCCGATACCAGCAATCCTTGTCGTCAATCGGCCAGTGCGGTTCGGCGAGCCACAGTTCCCCCTCGGGCTGAAATGGCGACAGGATTCCGAACTCGCCGTCATCCGAGAACAACCCGAACACTTCCTCGCCCGGCTGTTGGATGCCGCCTTTGCCCACGACAGTTGGGTGATACTTTTCGAGAGTCCAGCCGTCGTGTCGCGGCTGTAGAGCGAGTACCCGCACGAGCATCGTCGCGCCGCTCCGCCGCGCGAGGCGTTCCCATTCCTTCAGGATCAGGCGTCGGCCCATCACTGCACCTTTCGCAAATTGCCACACGGCACGGCGTACAGCACGCCATCAACCTCGACCCCGTGGTTCCTCGGCTTCCCTCGCGACACCACGACGACCGTCCCCTCGCGCCCGTGCAACGGCATGAACGCCGCGCGGTCGCGCCGATACCACACCTGCACACGTTGGCCGAGGCGCGGGTTAGCGAGCATCGTCAACCCGCTCTTTCCTCAGCCTGTCCCAAGTCCAGATGTTCCATTTCCGGACGCTTCCTCGCGGGTGCAGCTTCCAATGCACAGCCCCCGCCGAGAGCTTTACGACCTGAACCACACGCTCGTGGCTGCCATCGAACATGCCTCGCCAAAGCGACCCCACTTCAGGAAATGGTGGATACGGATTCGTCATCACCCCACCTCCATCAGTTCGACGATCCTCGGTTGCGCCGCGTCGATCCGCGTCCGCGCCATCGCGGCGTAATCCGCGTTCAGTTCGATTCCGACTCCGTCCCGGCCCAACTCCTTCGCCACGGCGAGCGTCGTTCCGGATCCGAGAAACGGATCGAGCACGACGGCCGGTCGACGGGTGAGGCAGTCGCACTTGCACTTCGGCATCCAGCCCGTGGTCACGTACTCCGAAATGTGCCGCTTCGGGTCGCGGTTGCCGACGACGGACCCCGTGTGCTGTTCGTAGGGCGAGTCCGGATCGTCGCTCGCTCGATTGACCTTGCTGTTCGTTCCGGGCCTCGTGGGGACGCGCACCGTGTCGACCATGCGGACCAGCGGTGTCCCGCATTCGCCGCACACGCCTTGCGACGGCGTCCCGGCGGCGATGCAACGCTCGGCGAGCGCGGGAGGGAACGTCGCGAAGTGCGCCCCCTTGAAGCCCTTGGGGTTGATTCGCCAGACCGATCGCGCGAGACGCCGCGTCGCATCGGTGCGCGGCTTGTCGCTGCACCGAACCTGATACACGCCGGTCTTTCCGCTGTTGAACTTGCTTCCCTTGGCCCCGGTCACACACGCTTCGGAAATGGCCAACCAGTCGTAGAAGTAACGCTCGTTCTTCGTGAGCATGAAGACCGGCTCGTGAGCGCAGCAGGTCCGATCCTTCACGCTCGACGGCATGGGGGCGGGCTTGTGCCAAATGATCGTGTCGCGCCAGTACCACCCATCCGCCTGCAGCGCGAGTACGACACGCCACGGGATGCCGCACAGGTCTTTGTTCTTGAGCGAGGCACAGGTCAGGCCCGCGCCCTTCGAGAGCTTCGGCACGGCTTCCTCGACAGCCGACGACAGAGACTTGCTCGCGCCTCGATTGCCGTTGTAGGCGTTGTACGTGTCCCCCAGGTTGAGCCACAGCGTCCCATCGTCCCGCAGCACGCGATGCACTTCGCGGAACACCTCGACCATCGTGGCCACGTACTCTTCCGGAGTGCGCTCGTTGCCGATCTGGCCTTCGACGCCGTAGTCGCGCAATCCCCAATACGGCGGCGACGTGACGCAGCACTGCACCGAGCGTTCGGGGAGTTCCCGCAGCTTCTCGCGCACGTCGCCGATAAGGATTCGCTGCGTCACACCAACACCCCCTGTCTTTCCCCCACACGCTCCCACCCGAGATGCCGCACGGCACCCTCGACCAACTCGATTTCCACGTCGATCGCGCCACCGGGCACGATGTCGCACATCGTCACCGCAAGCCCCGTGATCTGGCTGTCGTCAGCCCACACGCGAGCATGGGTCAGCGCATCCAGCACAGCTTTCGGCAGGTTGTCCAAGTCCCGTTTGCGTCGGTCCGGCGGATGGACGACCAGAGTTACCGCGACCTTCGCGCCAGTCGCACGCAGGCCCGGCCACCGCTCCCAGACGGCAGCCGCGACCTGCGCGCGAAACGCCTTTCCCTTCGCGCCGATGAACACGCACACCCGCTTTTTGACCACGGTCGAAAACCAGTAGTCGTTGACCGAGGGCGGCCACGGCAGTCGGATCGATGCTTTCACGATGCGGCCTCGTCGCCAGTTTGGTCGAACACCGTGCCCGCGTTGCTGTCGGCCTCGCCCGCTTCCCAGCCCAGTTGCCACGCTTTCGACCTCCGGTCGCCAGCGGGGTACGGGTTGGCGGCTTGGATGCCTGCGGCGATCACCTCGTCCCACGCCTCGCGCCCCTGGTGGAATGCGTAGTCGATATCGCTACGGTCCTCGTCGGACACCATCGGGTTTTGCTGGCGGAACGCGAGGTGGGCGTCTTGGAGCTTTGTCAGCTTCTCTTCGCCGACGCCCTTGATGTCGCGGTGCCAGAACTCGGGGTTCGCCGCCATAAACTTTTCGAGGTGGCCCACCGTGCCGCCACCGACAACCGCCTTGACCGACTTCGTGATGCCCTTGGTCGTGCCGAACTGCTCCAGCGTCGACAGCGGCATCGCGGCGCCAAGGTCGAGCTTCAGGTCGGCCAAACACGCCGGTGACGGAGCGGCATCGAACGTCATCGCCTTCGTCCGCGGTCGCGGCCCCACGTCCTCGTGGTCGTCGTGCCCATCGTCGTCGTCGCCATCGTCCTCGTCCGGCAAATCCTCGACGTGCGACACAATCAACCGCCCCGCGCTGTTCGCGAGCTTCTGGCACTCGTTCGCGTCAACCGATCCAGCAGAGAACGACAGAGAGAACGTGTAACCGTTCGCGTTCACCCCGTATCGCTTCACGTCGAACGCACCCTCGACCGAATGGGCCTCGCCTTCCATGCCCGGCAACAACGCTTGATTGGGGGCGGCAGAGCGACCCCCACGAACCAGCTTGCCCGTCAGTCGCTTGCAGCACAGCCGCCGGTCCACCTCGTCCAAATTCATTTCCGTCCGCGAGACCTTCATGCCGAAGGTGATGACCTGCGCTCGCAGACTGACAACCCCAAAGTCGCACCCGATATCGAAACCCTCACCGCCGTCCATGTTCGCCTCCCGAAAAATGAAACCCATCACCACAACCTGCTTTGTTCGCCAGCCATTCCGGGCGGGCAGTCCGCCGCATTGCGGAACGTCATGAGCCGCGCGTCCCAGTGCAGGTCGATCGCGCCCGTCTTCCCGTTCCGATGCTTCGCCACGATCAGCACCGCGTCGCTTTCCGGTAGCTGCGGGTCGTAGTAGTGCGGCCGATTCGGGAAAAGCACGATGTCCGCGTCTTGCTCGATGCTCCCCGACTCGCGGAGGTCCGACAGGCGGGGCCGCTTCTCGTCGCGACCCTCGATCCCGCGATTGAGTTGCGCCAGCGCCACGACGGCGATCTTGAGTTGCCGCGCGAGTTGCTTGAGGCCGCGCGTGATTTCAGCCACCTGCTGTTCCCGCGGGATGCGTCGGTCGTCGGGCTGGATCAATTGCAGGTAGTCGAGAAACACCACCCGCACGCCGTGCTTTCGCGCGGCCACCCGGCACAGCGAGGCGATGGCCGAGAACCGCACGGTGTTCTCGTCGATCTGGATCGGCAGATCCCCTAGACCGCTGGCCGATTCAAGAATCCGCGCCATCTCGTCAGCGCTCTTGCGTTCGCCCGTCAGGATGCCGCCGATCCCCGTTTGGGTTTGCAGCAGCCGCGAGGAGAGTTCCAGCCGCGATTGTTCCATCGAAAACATCAGCACCGGCGACCCACGCTTGGCGAGGCCCAGCATCATGTTTGCCGCCAGCGCGGTTTTCCCCATCGAGGGACGCGCCGCCAGGATGACCAGTTGCCCAGCCTTGAGGCCCCCCCCGGTGAGGTCGTCGAAGTCAGTGAAGCCCGTCGGCCAGCCGACAATCGGCCCGTCGTGCAAGGCGTCGAGGAGTTGCAGCATCGACTCGCGGATCGTCACGTCGACGCGCTGTCGCCCGGCCCGCTCCTCGATGATCGTGTGCAACGCCGATTCGCTGTCGGCCAGCGCCTCGTCAACGTCGATGTTCTCGCGTCGCGCCATCGCCTTCATGTCGACCGCAGCGCGCAGCAACCGGCGGCGAACGTGACAGTCGGCCACCATCTCGGCATAGGCGACCGCGTGCCCGGCGATGGGGACGGTGTTCATGCACTGGATCAGAAACTCTTGCTCAGCGTTGAAGCCCTCGTCGCCCGGCTCCGCGTCTTTCAGCTTTCGCAACGCCTCGAACACGGTGACGGTGTCGACGTACTTCGACTTCTCGACCATCGACGACAGCACGCGAAACACGCGACCGGCGCGAGGCTGGTAAAACGAGGCCTCGGTGACGATCCCCGAGACGTTGTCGACCTCCGTCGAATCCAGGAGAAGCGAACCCAGCAGCGAGTTTTCGGCGTCGAAGTTGGTCGGCGGCATTTCGATATGGGGGGCTTCGGTCTCCCGATCGCGCCGTGTTGCCGTTGTCGTGCTCATCGCGTCACCCGCTTTCCGTCCCGCATCGCCCGCAAGTGCGCGAGGCACACCTGCCGAAACCGCTCCACGTCTACCGGCGAGGCGTCCCGCGACCGTGGTCGAAGGATCGCCCGCAACGCCGCTTGTCGATCGCGCTCGCTCACGATGGCCCCCCCAGCTTCTCGGCCAGTTGTGCAGCCGCGTCGTTCACCTTGCCCGCCCGCATCCGCTTGAGACGCGCCCGCCCGCGATCCTCGTCGGCGTCGGTCAGCCGATCCGGCAGCCCCTTGCGGACGTTCGCGACGAACATCACCGCCGCGTTGCGCACACCTTTGGCCGACAACACGCGCTCGGCCTCGGCGACGAATCGCAGCCGCATGGCTTCGGAGTCTGGGATCACCCCTGCGGCGACGGCTTCGCGGAAACGCTCGATCAGCTTGGCGTCGTCCGTCAGGTCGGATTTCTTCCAGTCCGTCAGGACACCCATTCCACCCTTGCGCGCGCGCTGAGTGGACATGGGTTTTTGGGAGGGCGAGGGGGAGGGATAGGGATAGGGTTGAATGTTGCCCACTTGCTTCCCGGTTAATTCCCGGTTGCTTCCCGGTTGCTTCCCCACTTTCTTAGTCAAATTTGACGTAGAATCTGGGGAAGTATTCATGTCCGTTGATACATCGACGCACCCTTCGTCTGTCGGCCCGTCGTCCAAAATGGAGAATTCGGGGGGGATGGCGACCCAATACTTTCCGGGCTTGGCTTTGGCTCCGGGGATGTACACCAGCCATCCCGATTCGACGGCCTTGGCTCGCTGTCGGTCCATTGCCTTGACGTTTGCGAACCCGGCGACAGCGGCTAACTGCTCATTCCAGAACGTGACCGGGCTGGTGTAGCGACGGGCGTCTTCCGTGTGGGCGATCACGGACAGCAGCGTGAAAGCCCCCTGTCCGTGTTCTTGAGCTACGCACGTTTTGACCATGGCGCGAACGAACCTATGGGCGAAATGGGATGAACGCTTGGGGTAGGCTGGAGCGCTCATTGGTCCCTCGAAAAAACGAACAACAGAGGCCCGCCGGGGAGTCGAACCCCGCAGTCGGCGGCATGACTGCCGACCAGCACCTGCACGAGCCGTTGGCCGTCCGTGGCCGTGGCATCCCTACCCGCGATCCGTCTTCCCTCCACTCGTTTCTCATCCGGGCGCGGATGTTTTGTCCGGGGGCTGCTACGTCCCCTGTGCGGCACGAGTGATGCACCGGCGGATTCCGCAACCGAGTGACCGAACAGACAGAGTCACCCAGCGGCGTCGGAACCGCGTCCGTAGCCCACTGCGGGCTATTTTTTGGTGGTCAAAGCCTGCTGGCGTTCCATGCCGAGCTTCGCCAGGTGCGACTTTTGGCTGTCGCTCAACTCCGGGTCGGAGTCGAAATCCGCCGCCACATCGGCCAACGTGTCGAGCGTCGCCGCCGCGATCCGGGCCTCGTAGCGGGCGACAGCGGACGGGGTTTGCGCCTCGGTTTCGATGAACGTCTCGCCCGCTGGCGTGGTCGGCGCGGACATTTCCAGTGCGATCCGCTCCGACTTCGTGGCAGCGTCCGACACCGGCATCGTCGTGTGTGGCGTGCGGTTCTCAGCCATCCGCTCAAGGTCATCGTCGGTCAGCACGCCGAGCACAACATCCGACGCGAATCGGCGCGCCCACTTGATGCACCCGTTGTAGACCAGCTTTTGATCCGGGTCGGTCTTCCAAAGTTGGTTTGCCGTCTTGACGTTCTTGAGGACGACCTCGACGCTTCGGCGTTCGGTCTCCCCATCGAACGTGCCGGTCACAGTCACCTTGCGGTCCTCCCCGGCGCCGCTGAAGTCGTAGGACAGCCGCGTTTTGAGGCCCGCCCGCTTGTTGACGAGTGCCTGGATCACTTTTCCCTGAAACGCGAGTTTCCCGCCGACGACGTAGGATTCCGCCGCCAACGCGAAGGGGTCCATCATCCATCGCACAGCTTGATTCACCACGAGGAACGCATTGGCGACAATCTTGTTCTGTTCGTAGGGAGTAAACACATCGCCACGCTTCGCGCCCCGCAGGTGGTCGGGCAGCAGCGGGCTTGCCGCCAACACCGTCGCCACCCGTTGCATGTGCTCGAACATGCCCGTGTCGAGCATCGGCACCGCGTCCGTCACCACGATCTTTTGAGAGACGACCGCAGCCGGTCGCTCGGTGATTTCCGTGCTCATTTCTTGCTGACCTCCCGCAACGTCGCGTAGGGCTTCCGCTCGTAGGAGACCGGACCACCCGCGACGACCCGCCGAACCAGTTCCAGACCATCGGGCGCACACCCGACAGCCGCGTCCCCCATCGCGAACAGCACCCGCGACCGCAGGGCCTCGCGTTCCTCTTCCAGCGTTTTGATCGACGCGGCCAGTTCCTTTTGCCGCCGCCACGCCGCCGCGATGTCTTCCGCGAGGTCGACCACCTTGCCCGCCTCGACGCCCGCATGGATCGACCTCACGAGTTCCTGGGTCGCTCCGTGCTCCCAGTCCGGTTCCGGCGGGTTGCGGGCCTCGACCCGGCCCCACAGATCCGCCTCGATGTCCGTCATGCGGGCAATCAACTTGTCGTTCCGCTCGACGCGACCCGTCCACAGGTTGCGGCCGTCAATCAGCACCGCGACATGGACCAGTTCGGCCCCGAGCACCGCCATCTGCTGCTGGCACTGCATCAGCCACTCGTCGGGGATGGCGTCGCTTCCCTCGGTCCCGATTTCCTTCGCCCGCCGCCAGTTCGTGGTTTTGATCTCGACCAGCGTCCCATCGGCGAGAATCGCGTCAGGGGTCGCCAGTTGGAACGACAACTCGTCACGGCGGAACATCGGGCAGGGAGCGTCCTCGATCACCAGCCCGGACTGCTCGACGAACCGCGTCAGGACCAGCGGTTCCAGCACCCGGCCCCAGTACATCGCCTCGTTGTCCCGCGTCTCGGCCAGTTCGCCGACCTTGCGGGCGTAGACGTGGAGCGGAGTTTCGTACTGGGAGCGACCGCACGCCGCGGCCGCCTCGCTGGCCCCGATTCCGGTCGATCGCGCGGCGTACCATTCGTCCGTGCCGGTTTGTGCGACTGCGATCACGAGGCACCCCCTTCCATCCGATAGGGAATCCCACGCCACCCCAGCAGGCGGATTTGCTGGCGGGTCCAACCACCCCACATGCCAAACGACCACAGCCCGTCAGGCCCGAGCGTAAATCGGTTAGCGGTGTCGAACTCGCTCCGCAGCCAGTACACCCCCGGTTGCTTGGGCCAGCACCACGCGATCACGACGCACCCCCTTCGGTCTTGTTGAGTTCGGCGATCAGGGCGTCGGCGGCTTCGACGGCCACGCCAGCGAGATGCGTGACGTTCGGCTCCGGGTTCCCCACCAAAAATGCAGCCATGTTGTCCTTCGCCATCGCTTCCCGCACGGTGAGTCCCATCCCTTCGCAGCGGATTGGGTCGCCGTATCGGTCTTTTGGCCCCTGCGGATACGCCGGTGCGTTCGGGTCGAGACTCACGCCGCACCCCCTTCCACGACCGGCACAATCTCTTCCCCGCCAGCCGCCGCCGCCGTGATGACCCAGACGCCGCGTTTCTTGCAGTGCTCGGCGATGGCCGCACGGTTGATCGGGTCGAGACCTTCCCACGCCTCTTGCTTCACCGGCAGCAGGCCGCGCGCCCCCACCGCGTCGACCGCGATGTCCAGAGCCATCCGCCACCGCTCGCCGGCAGACAGGTCCGCGAACGGCACCTCGCCGCGCTCCGTCGTCGTGACCAGCCGCGTCCGCGCGTCGAGCACCTTCACCTTCAAGGGGACGCCGAGTCGTGAGACCATGTCGGACAGCACGTCGTCGACCGCCGCGGCCCCCTCGCGAGTCTTCTTGGCGACCGCTCGGGCCTTCGCCGCCGCTTCCCGCGCCGCGTCCAGTTCGGACCGCTTCGCCAGCTTCTCCCGCAGCAGGGCCGCTTCCTCGATCCGCTTCGATGCCGCGTCGATCTTTGCTCGGGCCTGGGCGATGGCGTCCTCGGTTGGCGGGGTTGCATAGGTGCCAGACAGCACGGATTCGAGGTCGGCGATTGCCTTCGCGCGATCAGCAGCAAACGTCTGCCGCTTGCACCAGTCCTTGTGGTCTCTCATAGCAGCGGAGAGATGCCCCTTGGCTTGGTCGAGTTGCTTTGCCAGCTTTTCCACTTCGGCGGATCGCTGTTCCACCAGCCATTTGGTTTCGTTGACGTGGCCCTCGCACTCCTCGACCGTGTCCCCCGGCTTGGCCCGCAGTTCCGTCAATTTCGCCCGAGCCGCCTCGCTCCGTTCGGCTTCCGCCAGCCCGCTCCTCCGCTCCTCTTGCAGCCGCATGTGCGCCAGCACCGCGTCGCCGTGTTCCCGCCGCAACGCCGCCGCGTCGGGCACGTCCGACAGTTCGGCGTCCCCCACCTGCGCCGCAAGCGTCGCCGCCTTGCCGTCGTGGTTGTCCGCGACGGTCTCCTGGTCGCGAGCCGCCTTTTCGAGCGCCCGTTTGACGTGCCCCGCAATCTCCAACGGGTCGCCGCTCGCCAGCACCTTGCCGGGAATCTGCGCCTCGATGGCGTCCGGACCACCGGGGAACAACTCCCCGAACGTCTCGGAATTCGCCGTCCGCCCGGACAGGGCGATCAGGGCCTTGATCCGTCGAGCGTCCGCAGCTTCGGGCGACGTAATGCCCGGATCGACCAAGTCCGACACGTCGAGCTTGCCGTCGAGACTCAGCACCTCCAGCGAACCCGACCGCCGCGTCGATCCGCCGACATGCACCCGCACGCCAAGCCCCTCGATGCGACCCTTCTTCTCGCCGTCCTTGAGGCCCGGAGCCTTGGCCCCGTTCGCCAACGCCTCGACCGATTGCAACGCCGTCGTTTTGCCCGAGCCGTTCGGCCCTTGCAGCACGACCACCCCGCCACCCTCGGGCAGCGGAATCTCCAACTTGGAAATCGGTCCCACGTTTTCGATCAACACCGTCGACATGCTTGTTCCCCATGTATAAGAGCCGCAACACAACGCCCCGGCGGGCGCTCTCGGTTCCACCGCCGCCGGGACGCACCATCCTTGATTCACTCTTCACGCCCACGCTTCGCCGCCGCCCGTTCCCGTAGGATGTCGTCACGCACTTCGCTGCGATCCACCCGCATGTCCTTGGGGGCCTCGATGCCCAGCCGCACGGAGTTTTCGCGGATGTCGACGACCACGATCCGGATGTCGTCGCCGATCAGGATCGATTCATCATTCCGCCGAGATAGAACCAGCATCCTTGCCTCCATTTTGTTGGTTGTTGTGAAACTCGACCACCGTTCGTATGTGGCCGATGAACTCTTCGGCCCGGTCAAGCGGGATTTGAACCATCGTGTCTTCATCCTCGTTATCACAGATGGTCAACAAATCGGCGATGGTCTCGATGGTTGTGTTGTTAGTGTTGTCCATCTGAATTCGCATTGTGTTCGCCATGCTCCCCGTCCGTTCTTAGTTGTTGAGCCGATACACAGCGGTCGAACCAATCAACCGCGACAACAGAACCCGAATCCGCTCCGGGTCCATGTCCAACGCCTCGCAGCAGAACACGAACGTCAGCCGCCCCGGTTCGTTCTTCGCGTCCGACTTCACCCAGTTCCAGCCCGACACGGCGTGCTTGCGACACTCCCGCAGATACCAATCGCTGCCAATGCGGTCGCCGTTGACTAACTCCGCATAAGAGCGAATGTCGCTCATCGCCTTGTCGACGACGGCAGTGATGAGGCCGAGGCACGGGTTCCCCTCGAACGGGGTCCGATAGGGTCGGCTGATAATTCGATGGTCGGCGACTCCGTTTCGTGATCTCATTCGTTCATGTCCCGTCTGCACTCGCCCACGATCCAGCACACGACGCACACCGCCAGCACAGGCCCGAGCGTCTTGGCCAACATCACCACCGCGTCATCCATGACGGTCGCCCCCCTCAGTCCGGCATCCGAGCCACAACCGCTTCCGCTTCCCGCGTCGCGTTCGCGTCCTTGTTCATCACGTCCGCGACCCACTTCGCAAAGGCGTGCGTCTCGTGGTCCGGCATCGACCCGTACTCAAAATCCGCCAGCGGCATCCCGTGCGCGTCGACCAGAGCGAACTCGCCGGGGATGTACCGCAGTGGGAACACGCACGACGGCAGGCCGCGCACCGAGAAGTAGGGGCACGGGGCCGCCTCGCTATCCGCCATCTGTTCCGCTGCGGCAACCGGGTCGTCGGTGTACCCGTCGCGATTGACAACCACTCGTTCCACGTCCTCACCCCATGCGCGCACCGGGTGCGCAGTTCGTTCGTTGCCCGACCCCCGCCGGTCGGAAAAAGCACGCGGCACACGCCGCTCGTTCAACCCCGCCGCGTCACCGCTCGGTCGACCGGATGTAGTCCATCAGCGACCGCCGACAGATTTTGATGCGACCACGCTGCTTTCCAGCGCGGCCGATCTCACACCGTCGCAGCAACCCGTCCTTGGCCATCCGCTCCACCGTCCGCCGATGCACACCGCCGAGGAGCTTCGCCGCTTCGGCGATGTCGACCAGCCCGTCGACCCCGACCCGGTATCCCCATTTGGTGTCCGTTGGGTTCGCCGTCCCAGTCGCCATCGTTTGTCCCCTCGCGTTCAGTTGCGTTCGCTGCTGTCAACACGAGGAACAATACCCGCGAAAAACGCGGCGGAAAGCGGGGTTTGTTCGATTGGCACTCATGCGGAAAACTGCATGTGCAGTGGTTGCGGCATGGTCTGGACGCAGATGCGGCATGGATGCGGCACAGAAAAACTTTCGAGAAAATCTTGCGGGTGGCGATCCGGACCCCTACGCTGGCCTTGGGTGGCAGTTCAGGTGGCAATTGCGAGTCCTCTCGGGTCCGCTCCTGTCACACGCCCCCACGGCGACGGTTGATCGGTACCGTTGCCCAGAAACGAAAAAACCCCGCAAAAACGCGGGGCAAATTGATTCGCGGGATGTAGCTCAGCTTGGCTAGAGCGCCTGGTTTGGGACCACAACCACCAACAGGCGCAAAGCCCTACCCCGCATCAGTTTGGGATTGTTCCTGTTCGTTTCTGGTGTAGTTCTGGTGGCAATTGCCCGCCCCACGCATGATCGCATCGATTGCCGAGACGGCTCGCGACTGGTCGTCGGGGACGTAGTGCGCGTACGCCGAGAGCGTAACGCCAGGGCTGCTGTGCCCGAGCATGCGGGAAACGACGTGCAACGCCACGCCGTGCCGCAGGGTCATCGTGGCGAACGTGTGCCGGGCGTGATGGACGCCGCGGGCCTCGATGCCGCACCGCTTCAACAGCGGTTTCCAAAACGAGTGCGAGAACACGGCCCGGTTGATCGTCTTGCCGTCCTTCGTGGGAAACAGGATGTCGCGGTCGCGCCGCCCCTCGCGGAGCATGATGGCTTCGTGCTCAAACAGGGCTTTGACGGCTTCCTCGGGCAGGGACAGTGTTCGCTTGGAATGCTTGGTCTTGAGCCGCTTCCGCGTCAGCACGCCCCACACGAGCGTGATTTGCTCCTCGATTCGAACCGTGCGCGCCGCCATGCTGACGTGATCCTTTCGAAGCCCGGCCACTTCGCCGATTCGAAGGCCCAGGGTGAGCATCATGGCGACCGCCGCGTGGTATCGATGCCCGCTCGACTTGGCCAGCAGGGCCCGCGCCTCGGGTTCGGTGAAGGGGCGAATCTCGGGATCGGCATCGCCACGGGGAACCGGGATTCCCTCGACGGGGTTCGAAATGATCATCCCGTCACGCTTCGCCATGTTGAAGGCCGACAGCAGGGCCTCGCGAATCACCTGTTGAGTTCGAACGCCCGCCCCGTCCGCCGCCGCTTCGGACAGCAACGCGCGGACGTGACCGGCGGAGAACTCGGGAACACGGACAGGTCCGGTGCGACCGACGATCCACTTCGAAACGATCTGCCGATAGTTGGTGAACGTCGACGAGGCCCACGATGGTCGCCCGGCTTCCAGCCATTGAGCCAACCACTCGGGCACCGTCGGAAACGCGGCAACCGGCAACGACGGGGTCGACTTCGCGTCGAACAGCAGTTGCTCGCGGAGCGTGACGAGGTCGGATTGTCGCTTCCGATCGCGCGTGACACGCTTCATCGAGCCGTCAGGCTGGCGGATCCGCAGTTCGAGTCGCCAGCCGCCCCGGTGTCGAAAGATCGAACCGGCCCCGTTCGGTTGCCGCTTACCCATGCTTCAGTCCTCGACGTACTTGAAAGCCGACCACAGGTCGGACGCGCGAACGTACAGCCGCGCTCCGATCTTCTTCCGGGGGACGTTGTGCTCGCGCAGCAGGTCGCGCACTCGCTTTTCGTCCACTCCCAACACTTCCGCCCAATGCTCCACGGCCATCGGGCCGCGAGTGTCATCGGGAAACCTTCCTTGCCATACGGGCGCACCGTGGGTATCGTCCATCTGTCTCGCCTTTGCTGGGGGGGACATGGATTGATGCCAAACGGGCCGAGAGGGGTTGCCGCCCCTCTCGGCTTTTGGCTTTTCAGGGCATCCGCCGGACCACCCAACGGACGCAAAGCAAGCGTCATCGCGGGGTCAACGGAGGCGGGCGCGAGAGAAGCGGGAACCATTGCCTTGGTTCAACCGCGCGCAGCAGTGCAAAGCGCCCTCGGAGGCGCATAGAATCCACGAGCATAGCCACTTCCGTGTGAACGACGGACAGTTGGTCAGAGCCACGCGGGGGATTGGCGTCCCCCCGTGGCTCGCTTTTTTGGTGGGGCAAACGGTAGCCTGTCTGTCGTGGTTTGTCCACTGTAGTCCACTTGAGTTCCCGGGAATGCATCATGGCCGGTTCGTGCGCGGGGCGTTTTCTTGCGACTGTGTCGGTGCTGGTTCTTTCGCTGAGTGGTCCAGTTGTTGCCGAAGACTGGTACGACCGCCCGGTTCTTGGCCTCGAGTTGGGGCCGATCCCGCCGCGCGACAGAAAGATCACCAAGACGTCGGCGCTGTTCCCGCTCAAGGGGGCGTGGGTGCTCAGCGTTGGCGCCGAAAGTCCAGCGGCCAAGTTCGGGATCAAGCCGGAATACGCCGTGGTGCAGATTGGCGAAGACGTCATCGACAACGCGGCGCAAGCGAAAGCATCGCTCGCAAAACTCAAGGCCGGAGACCCCGTTGTCGTCGCATACCTTCGACCGGGCATTTTGGCTGCCCGCAAGCAGTGGCGAGACCGGGTCGAGGCAAACTTGAAGCCCATCGCGTACGGCGAGTGGTGCGTCCGTCTGCACAACAAGACCGAAAACCCCACGCGCGAGGGTTGGGCGCAGTACCACCACATCGTCGACATTGACGACAGCGAGTTGAACGGGGTGACGGTTTCCCCATTCTGGAACGCGAACGTCAACGGGGAAATGGACTGGAATATCCAACTCGGTTGGAAGGGCAAGGATTGGCTTTTCATCCGCTCCGCAGAGGTCAAGATCGGCGACACGGTCATCAAGCGGGATTTCAAGTTGGGGGACGTCAAACAGAACGTGCGCGTCGGGGCCGGTGTCGAGGAAACGGTCACGGTGTACCTCACGGACGAAGAGGTCAAAGCGATCTCCCAACTGGAGACCGAGACGGGAAAGGTCGGGGTGTCCCTGAACGGGAAGGAATCTCGAGCGAGCGCATCGCTTCAGGGCTTCAACTACCTCGTCATGCGAGACGTCGCAGCGGCCGCGCTGTGGCACCAACGGAACGCCGCCAGCAAGGCGAAGTGAGCGACCGCAGCCCCGTCACCAGACGCAGGCGTGTTGCGCGGGGGGCGATCCAGGGGGCGCAGTCGGCCCCGTGTCGATCCAGCAGAGCGCCCAGCAGCAGCGAACAAACACGAGCCGTGCCCACGGCTCCAACGCGATCATGCCCATCATCAGCCCCCATCATCGGGAGGCGACCGCGTGCCCTTGTGGGGGCTTGCTGTTCCGGCGCGGCCATCGGTCCCCGTCGTGGGGCGTGCGTGTACATTCGCGCAGGTACAGACGGCTGTCAAGCCATTTTTTGGGCGACCGAGTCCGCGACTTTCCGGAGAAAAACAGTCCGGGCGGGACTTGCGAGCATTGACGACCGAGCTAGAACACGCTCAAGATACGCCCGTCAATGAAAATGGCCGGGGGAGACTTGGAATCTCAACCCCGGCCTGTCAACGAAAAACCAACGCAAGGATAGAAACTTCCGCTCGCGGTTCAAGAGATCGACACACGATTCGCCGCGTTTCACGAGAAGTTCTCCCTCTTTGGTTCTCGTCGTCCTCATTGGCGACAATCCGAACCAGGCTCGACCGTGACGAGTTGCCACTGCGGTGGATCACGGAAGGTGGACCGTCGCCACCGGGGAACGCGCCCGAAGCCTCGACGAGAAGAGTCTGTGCCGGGGTGAGGTGTACCGACGAACGCCCCCGGATTGATCGAGAGCCGATCCGCAGCCCGTGGTGACGGAGGAATCCGGGGTTCCACGAAAATCAATCATCCCCGGACGGGAAGCACCGGATACTTCAGGGTGACACTCCCGCCGACCTCGCATCACGCGGGGTCGGTGCGCCCGTTGCTTAGGGTGACAGGCTTTTGCCTTTCTGCATTTCCGTCCGTAAGGACCCCCACCCATGTAACCGCCCGAGCCACAGTCGGCGCCTCGGATCGCTGTATCGGTCGCCGCAGGCGAAAGGCCGAACCGTCCAAGCCAGAATTTGCGCCATCCTGCGCGCAGTGTGTGGCCCGCTCCAAATTTTGCGCGAAACTTCGGCTCATTCCCGGTTCTCGCCCCGGATTCTTAGTCAAATTTGACCAAGAAAGCGGGAGGAAACCGGCGAGAATCCGGCGCTACATTTCGTGTAGCGCTTCGTTTTTGGCGATACGGCGATGCGAAATATGACGCCGCAGACTTGACTTTGCGCGTGAGGCAGCGGCCAATACTGCGAATGGACCGGTACTCGCGACCCGCCGTTGCCTATTTTCCCGTGCTCGTCGTCTGTGCGATGGCTGGAGCGACGGGGTACGTTGTCGGCGAGAGCGGACGCCTCGAACTTGTTCGGCAGGGCATCGCGAACGGGTACATGGTCGAGACCGGAAACGGCGTGCGTTGGCGCGAGGGGTGGGAGTTCCTCGAAGGGCCGGGAGCGGGCATCCCGCGAGGCCCAGCGCGGCACGATTGAGCGTCACCGCTTGACGACCGACACGAACAGCGACCCGAACCCGCGCGGGATCGGCAGATAGGCCCCCGCATCGTCACGCTCGAAATGCTGGTCGAGGATGTCCCGCGCGAACACGCTCGGGGGAATAAAGCATCCCGTGGGATCGGCGACGACTCCCGGATGGTCCCACTTGTGCGCGTAGTGCAGCATCAGCCGTCCGCCGGGCCGCATGATGCGATAGATTTCCCGCATGTACTGCAAAAACAGTACGTTGTCGAAATGCACGAACACGTCGAACGAGAACACGAGGTCGACCGAACTATTCGGGATTTCCGAAAGGTTGCCGTCCGGGGACACGATCAGGTCGAACGGGCGGCGGACCTGTCGGGCGAGGGTGTCGCGGGCCGCATCGGTGCCGTCGACCAGGATCAGCCGGGACGCCTCGGGGATGCGCGGCGCGATCTCGCGGGACCAGCGACCGCCACCGGGGCCGATCTCAAGCACGCAGCCGGGGGCGAGCGCGAGGCAGTCGCACAAGTGAGCGAACACCCCGGCCATCGCGCCGTCGGTCACCCTGCCCCACTGGTCGCCGTAGACCATGCCTGCGTCGGGGTGATCCGCGAGCCAGCCGGTCAGCCACGCAACTTGCCGTTCCGCTTCAGTCATCCGACCACCCCTTGCAGGTATTCCGCCCATCGCTTCGCCATCTTCGCCGCGCTGTACTCGATCCAGCACAGTTGCCGCAGATTCGACACCGTGTGCCGCCGCTTGCCGTCCATCGCGGCGAGCAACGCCCGCCCGAGCGTTTCATCGTCTGCGTCGAGGGGAACCGTCAGGATGGCCCCCGGCAGCCGCTCGTTGATCTCTGGGACGATGCCCGTGTTGCGCGCGACCTGCGGGATACCGGCCAGCCCGGCCTCGGTGATGACCAGCCCGAACCCTTCCTCGGGCGACGGCAGGAAATGCACGTCCAGAGCGTGCCACGCATCGCCGATGCACTCAGGGGGGGCGACCCACACGCAGGCGTCCCCGGCGATCCGGGCCGCTTCCTCGCGGTATCGTCGCACGTCACCTTCGAGGCCGGGGCCGATCCAGACCGGGCGCACGCGGCGATCCGGAACGAGGCGTTGCAACGCGACGGCAGCCCGCGCGAGGTCCATCGGTCGCTTTTCCGTCGCAACCCGAGCCACGAGGCCGACGGCAATGTCCCGGTCGGCGAGGCCCCATTCGGCCCGCACGGCGTCGCGCGATCGAACGGGACGCAGCCGCTCGCCGTCCGACCCGTTGGGAATCACGTCCGCCCCCTCGGGGAACAACGCCGCCGCGAGACGCGACACCCCGACGCGGTGCGTGCATGCCGTGCCGGTGACCTGTTTCCGCGCCCAATCGCTCGCCCCGTGGCAGACATGGACGTGAGGACCACGCCAGCCGATATCCGCCAGGATCGACGCAGCGTCAGCGGTTCCCCACGACACGACCACGTCGGCCCCCTTGGTGGCCGCTCGCATCACGTCCGCGTCGGTCGGGAGCATCTTGACCGGCGAGTCCGGCCCCGGATGAAACCCCCATTTCACGTCGCGCGTCCCGTAGATCGAGACGCCCGCGGACGCAATCGAGTTGGCGACGCGGTCCCATTTCTGCCCGTGGCGGACGATCCCCACGGCGGACACGTAGGCGAGGTCGCGCGGCATGCGGTGCGCAAGGTGATCGATCCAGACTTCGACGCCCCCGCCGCCGAGGTCGGGCGTCAGGATGGCGACCCGGACGGGGCCTCGCGGCGCCGGTGCAGGCACGACCGGCAGCGACCCGAGCGGATTCGCCAGAGCGTTGATCCGGGTGACGCATTTAAGGCAGTTCGCGAGAGCGCCCCCCTTCTTGCGGGCGATCAGCGAACATTCGCCGAACACCTCGCACCCAAACACGTCGAACGGCTTCCCCACCGAGCCGCACGTATCGCAGGTGTCGCCGCGAATCTTGCCGACGCGATTTGGGCAGGGCATATCCTCGGCCGTGATCTCGTCCTGCGGGATCAGGTCGCCGTCGGCATCCTTCGGCCACCACGGCGGATCGCCGTCAGAGGCTGCCAGCACGGGCCGCGCACCGGTTCCCCGCAGCTTCGGGCACGACCGAACGATCCGCACACTGGCATTCTTCACCGTCCGCGTGTGCCCGCAGTGCCGACACTTGACCATCCCGCGCCCAATGTCCGCGTAGTCGCACGTCGTGCTGCCCGTCGCCGTCGCCGCTTCCACCATCGCCGTCGTCCCCCGCATCAATACTTCGTGACCGTGATCGTTTCAGGCCAGCCGGTGTAGTCCGTTCCGCAGGGCGGATATGGATAAACATCCTCGCTAAGCGTCAGCACAAATTCGGAATTTGTCGGATCAAGACCAGAGGCCACGTATCCAACCTTTGATGACCCGCACAACGATCCAGCCACTGCCGCAATGTTCACCCAAACAGAAATCACAAACACGCCCTCTACAAACCCGAAGCACATCGACACCGCAATCCAATGGTCGACGCCATCAATGTCCACTACTGACACAGGCGAATGGAATTCGCACACGTCATCACTGGAGCATGTTACGTTGCAATTGGGCACACCTCCGCCGAATAGGTTTTGCGTAAGAGCGGTTTCGCCCGGCCAATATCGATACGGCCCAAGGTATTCGTCGATGTACGGCACCGGTCCAGACAGGCCGAAGATCATGCCGTTCCCCGCGCCGTTGTCGATGCACGGGATGTCGATCTCGACTTCGGCACCATCGTCGAACAACGTGGCCGCCGGACACCCGGACACCGTCGCCGGTTTGAGGCAGATAACACCGGGCGCATAAAACCCGCGCGGATACGGCCCGCACGACCGGGACACCATCGTGTTCGTACAGTTGCAACACCAGCAGCGAGGGGCGACCGGTTCATAGGTCCAGACGACGGAGGTGGACCCACTCGGCGCGATCGACAGCAGTTGCAACGTCGTGTCGCAGCCGTCGACGATCAGCCGCCATTTGTACTTCGCGGGGTTTTCGTAGCCCTCTTCCTGAACGCACCGCATCGAATAGGTTTGGCCGTCGACCGTGCCGTCGACCGGGGGCGGATCGGTGGTCCCGCAGTTGCATTCAACCGTCAGTTCCCAGCCGGTTGCATCTTCGTCCGGAACTGAGATTGTGCAGGTACGGGTCACGGTATCGGACAGTGATGCCGGTGGGGTTGTCGGCATCGCTGTTGATGCGCCACCATCGCAGCCACCCTGCGCATCGCAATCATCACACTCCGGTTGCCGGAAGTCGTTTGAGCATTCCCAGACGTATGGCTGGGTTGATGATGTACAAGGGGTATAAACAGTCGTGGGACCACTGGTCCAAGCGGGTGGTTGTGAAGGTGATTGGACCCCGCCTGCACAGTCACCGATCTGCCCTTGGTACACCCAATTCGGACCACCTGTCCAAAGCCATTCATGCTGGCATCCCGGACAGGTGTTTTCCGTTGCTGTCCACGTCACCGAGCAATCGACTTCGCGAAACCCAGTCGACCAGACCCAAGTCGCGTACCCGCATCGCCCGTCCAATTGCGCGTCGCACTCAATCTCGGGCGACTCATACGTGCAGTTTTCCGGGTCTTCGATGTCGACAGCCGTCAGAATCCAGTTCGTGTAGTGCGGTTGGATCAGCCCCACGCCGGGCCGCTGGTCGTACCCGAATATCGAACAGTCGTTGTCGACGGTCCCCGCGCCGGTCACCAGTTCGTAGGCGAGCGGAAGTTTCGAGCACCCGCCGCACGTCTTCTCGACCATGAACGCCGACGACTCGGGCAGGCAGTCCGTAATGTCGCACCCGAGCCAGCTTGTGCCGTCGTGTCCCCCGGTCGTGTTGTTCGTCTCGACCAGCCCCCCACCGATGACGATCAGCCCCAATTTGTCGTCGCCGATCTCCTCGACGTGCAGCAGCTTCGCGTACCCGGAATCCGCCGTGACCATCACCGTGTCGTCGGCCACGGGCTTGGCGAACTTGTGCAGCGTCGATCCGACGTTGATTTGGGCGATGGTCACACCGCAGACGACCGCGCGCCCGATCTCGCCGTCGGGGATGTCCTCTTGCACGACCGCGAACTTTGTCGCGTCGACGCCGTCGTAGATTTCCGCCAGCAGAACATGCCGCTCGGTGAACTCGTCCACGTTCTCGCTCGGCTCGACCGTGACGCCGTCCAGACCGATGCAAGCGTATCGCGTCAGGTCCGCCCCAGTGTCGTTTCGCACCTCGACGAGGCAGTCGCGCGACACGAGGGGGGAGGCCCCGATGTTCGCACCCTGCTGCGATCGCGCGAACTGGTCGCGGAGGTCGATCAGCGAGTTCCACGCTTGCGCCGTCACGACATCGCGCACGCGGTCGCCGGGCTTCGCTCTTTGTCCGGGGGGCGTGCTCATGTCGTCGAAATCCCCAAGTCGGCGAAGTTGGCGGACCGATAGACCGTGTGCAGCAGGACCTTCGACGGGAGTTTTTCCGTCCGTTTGCTGGTCGTGTTCAGGTCATCCCTGTAGCGCATGTCGACGAGTTCCCAGCCGTTGACATCCAGCACGATTCCGCCGATGTCCTCGTTCGCACGGTTTTCACGAGCAGTAAACCGGAACGTCACCGGGACCACGCCGTCGGGCGCCCCCTTGATCGTGACCGACACTCCCTCGAACAACACCTCGCCGATGGCGTAGTCGCGAAACAGCGCATTGTTCGTCTTGGCGTACAGGGTGCGCCACTTCTTCCGAACCGCCCGCGTCAGGTCCTTCCGCAGGAAGTAGTGCGTTTCCGAAAACCGCTCGACAGGAACAAGAATGTCGGCACCAGTGACGCCGTCCTTTGTCACGCCGATCGCGCCGGAGTCCGTCACGGTTCCCGGACCGCCGTTAATCAGCAGTCCGCCAGATGTCTTCCCGCGAGTCGAGAGCGATTGCGTGACGTGCCGGTTTTCGCCGCTTAGGTCGTAGGAAACTTCCGGGTCCTCGACGTTGGCTTGCACGCTCGACACCGGCTTCGACCGGGTCGACGAATACGACACGTCGAACTTCCAGCAGTGGACGCCCTCGCGGCCCGAGATGGACACGCTCGCCAGCGGCAGCGTCCGGTACAGGGGCGGGACGGTCGACAGCAGCGCAGCAGACGCGGCGATTTCGTCATCGGCCCACGTGACGACCCACACCTGCCGAACCTCGATGGATTCCGCGAACGAAATCTCCATCGAGTCGAACGCCATCGCGACGACCGGCGCACCGGGGATTGGCTCGGCCATCGGTCACCCCACCCTTTCGGCGTCGAGCTTCGACAACATCTTCTTCGTGTTCTCGGCGGTCTCTTCGCTCGACGTGACCAGCTTGTTGATCGGCCCCTGGTTCGCGGCCATACCGGCAGCAGCCCCACCGAACGAGATGGCCCCGGCACTCGACGCGAACATAGCGGAAGTCCCCGCGCGGGCCGTGGCTCGCATGGACGCAGCGGGATCGACCGGCGCGGCAGCTTCGACGGCGGCGCGCTTTTCGGCAGCGGCTTTCGTCGCCGCGTTCAACCGGGCCCGCGCGTCCGCCAGTTGCTTCGCCGCGCTGTTCTCTTCCGCGCCCTTGCGAATCTCGGCCGTCCGGGCGTCGCGTTGCTGTTGGACCGAGTCCCGTTGGGCTTGCTGGTCCTCGCGAATCTTCCGGTTCGCGTCCTCGTTCTTGGCGTTCCGGTTGCCGATCTTTTCGTCGGTCGCTTCGCCGATCATCCGCTGTTGTTCAGCGGCGACCTCTTCCGAGACAGCCCCCACCAGCTTTTTGATCCACACGAACGACGATTGCAGCCAGCCCGTGAACCGGTCCCAGATGTCGCGGACCGTCGCGACGAGGTCGTTCCAGAAGCCAGCCAGCGACGATGTCCAGTCGATCCACGCGACAGCGATGTTGCCGGACGCTTGGTTGAACGTGTCCTGAATCGTGGCCCAGATTTCGACCCAGTCGATCCCGAGCGCGGCGAGACCCTGCTGCCACGCGACGTTGAGGCCCGCCACCATCACGTCGAAGGCGGCGGAGATGTCGCCCGCCATGAGCGCGTCGACGATGCCCTGAAACGATTCCGAGGCGATGCCGAACATCTCCGAAAACCCGGCCCCCGCGTCACCCAGCACCGTCCGGATGGTTTCCCCCCACGGACCCATCGCAGTCAGCACCGAGTCGAACATCCCGCCGAGCGACGACAGGCCCGAGGACAGCACCGTCAACGGGGGATTGGCCGCGAGCATAGCCGAGACCATTTTGCCGACAGTCGACGCCGCCCCCGCAAGCGTGTTGACCACAGGAACCAACACCTGCCCGAGGTCGTTCAGCACCGGCGCGAACGACGCCGCGATGGCGACTCCCGCATTCGTGATCCCCGTCTGCACATTCGCGAACGTGTCCCCCAACTCATCGACCGCGCGGGCGTCCTCTTCCGTGATCCGCCCGAGGCCCTTCGCTTCCTCGCGGAAGTCGCGGATACCCTTCGCGCCGTCCTTCATCATCGGCAGCAGGTCGGCCCCCGACTTGCCGAAGATGTCCATCGCGGCAGCGGCCCGCGCCCCTGGGTCCGTGATGCCCGCCAGCCCGTCCGCGATCCGCTCGAATTGCTGGTCGGGTGACAGGCCCTGCAGCTCGGTCACACTCACACCAATCGCGTCGAACGCAGCGACCGCCGTTTTGGATCCGCCAGCCGCGTCCGCCAGCTTGACGCCCATCTTCGTCAGGCCGCCTTCGAGCGCATCAAGGGACGTTCCCCCCATCGTGGCCGCGTGTTCCAGTTCGGCCAACGCTTCGACGCCGACGCCCGTTCGGTCGCTCATGTCGACCAGTCGGCCCCCGACTTCCCCGAGGTTCGACGCGAACGAGGTGACCGCTGAGAACGCCGAGGTGATGCCGTTCGCGATCAGCCCGCCAATCGTACCGCCGATCGCGCCAAGGCCCGCAGACGCAGCGAGGATGCCCTTCGGCAGGCCCTTCATCGCCGACATCAACGGAGTCTGGTCCCCGTAGATTTCGACGTAGGCGCGGCCCGCCTTGATCGCCCCGCTGTTACCCGCCATTTTTCCACACCTTTCCGAACCACTCCGAGGGCTTCATCTTCGGCGCCGGTGGCAACAACGCCCGCGGCATGAAGTCGGTCGCCCGGAACGGCGGTCGATTCTTCCCTCGCATCGTGTTCGCTTGCGTCGCCTGAATCGCTCCCGCCATCGCCCATTCGTGACGCTGGCGACCCTTCGCCATCCAGTTCAGTTCGCGGAGAGTGAAGGCGTCGGGGTCGATTCCGAGGACCCCGGCGAGTTCGTAGGCGATTTCGAGAACAGACGGTCCGCCGACAGGGCTTCCCTGAGTTGCGGTGCCGTCTGGTTCATCCGTTCCCGCACTTCCGCGATCATCACGAGCGCTTGATCGAGGAACGTCGCGGCCACCTCGTTCCTCCGCTGGCGGAAAAAATCGGCCCACTCTCCGACCAGAGCGACGAGCGCGTCGTCAATCGCTTCGCCCCCCAACGCTTCGGCAAATGCGTCGTCAGAGATGTTCCGCGTCTCCAACTGCGGACGGCAGACGGCACATAGCGCATCGGCCAGCGTGACGGGGTCCGTCGACAGCCGCTCGAACACGTCCGACCGCTGCTTCGACGCGACGTTCAGGTCGAGCATGTCGAGACCGGTTGCCGCCTTGATCCGCTTCAGCGAACCCAGGTTGAGCACCAAGTCCCACGCCCGGCCCTCGCGATCCTTGAACGACTTCACGACGCCCCCTCTCGCACGATGGCTTCGCAGAACGCCCCGGTCCCGAGGGTCCCGCCGCCAGCCGTTGCCGTGATGACCACTTCGAGCACGTCACCGGCGGCCACCGTGGGGGAACCCGACAGAGTCCCCGCCTCGATGACCCGAGCCGTGTTCGCGTTGTCCAGTGTGATGACGGACGACAACACCGTCGTGCCGTTTTTCTTCAGGTCGAACGTGATCGTCGCCGCGCCCGAGCACGCGGCAATCGACCCGGCCCGGAAGCCCTCGATGGTCCCAGCCGCGCGGGCGACGTGAATCACCCGCGTCTCGGTCGTCGCCGTCGTGTTTGGCTGCGAGTAGGTCGGCAGGTACTGGTGCTTGAGCTTGTCGGCGACAATCGGGTTCGCGACATCAATCTGGTCGCTCCCGATGGAGTCGTCCGGCGGAGTAAATGCGTCCGCGAGAAGTGTCCCACGGACCCGCAGGCTTCCTTCGATGGTTGACAATCCGGTCACGGGACCACTCCGGGGAAAAGGACTTTACCCAAGCACCAGCACGCCGACCGACACACCATCACGACGCGGTGTAGTTTTCGATTTCCTTGCCAGCGTCGGTCGTGCCCGACAGCACGATGGAGACGGTTTTCACGTCGTTCATCGGCTCGTTTTTCGTCATCGACGTGACGTAGGTGTCGAGACGGAAGCCCTCGACACCCGCCGTGGCTCGCGGCCCGTCGGTCACCAACACGCCGAGCACGGTCCGCGCGTCGTAGGCGGTCTTGATCGCCTCGTAGGCCGCCGCGTCGTTGTCGTACCGCATGTCGAACGTGATCTGCACCGTCCGTTGACCGGGCGTCACGCTGCCCATCCCGTACCCGCGCACCGAGGAATCACCCTCCGCCCGCGTGTCGTTGATCGTCACGTCCTTCGCGTCGACAACCTCGACCCACGTCGGCGAGGCGTAGGTGCCGGTGTTGACGTGCAACTCGCAATCGATGCCCACAAGAGAAGCGGCCATTTGTCATCGTCCTTTCACAGAGTTGGCCCACATCGCGGGCAGTTTGGGGGATTCCTTCGCGTAGGCCGGACCCATGAACGGACGCGCCTTGATCGATACCGTCTGTCCCTGCGGCGTGCGTGTTTGCCCGCCCTCTTCCAACGCTTCCAGCGCCTGCGGACCGCCGACCACGCCATTGAGGCGAGCCGGGCCGACAACAACCGAGTTGTTCGACCGGTCGTAGCCGAACAGGATGAATTTCTTCAGCAGCCCGAGACGCGACCGAGGTGGCTGTCCGGGCTTCGATGACTGGAGCGGTCGCCGCGGACGCGGTTGGCCCTTCGCCTTCGCGATGGCCGAACGCCGCTTGTAGGCCGCGAGTTGTTCGGCGTTTAGTTCGGACACCGGCGTTTGCCGAGCCTTGCGGATCGAGGTCCGGGCCGCTCGCATGACGAACGCCCCGAACTTCGACAACACGGACGCGGTCGCCTTGTCGACGGACCCAGCCACCGCCGCACGGTCGAAGAACATCTTCTTGATGTCACCGATCTTGAACTTGACCATCACGTCCCCCTCGTCGGGATTTCCCGGCTGTTGACGAACGTGAGTGACACCAGCGACATCCACAGGCGGTGCTCGGTCAGGTGCGTGACGGACCACGGCGTGACCTCGACCGCGCGGAAGCGGGCGCCGGAGTAGTCCGTGTCCCACCAGTAGTCTTGAACCTTCCGCGTCAGTTCGGCGAGGTCGTCCGCTTCGTCGTCGTAGTCCTGCGAGACACGCGCCCGGATGCCGACATCAACAACGATTTCGTCTTCCAAGAACCGACGTGCGGCGCGAGTTGTGGCCGTCGTGCGACCGATGACCGTGACGTGTGCGGCCGAGTCCGCAGCTTGCGGCAGGCCCTTCATGTCGACATCCGGATCGAACGCGCGAGCGACCGTCAACGTCATCCCGAGGGACGCGGCGGCGAGGTCGGACGCAACCGAGGCGGCGATAGATTGGAGGTCAGGCATCAGGCGTCCACCTCCACCGTGT